GCCACGCCCAAGCGATGAAAACGGCCCATATACCCCCTCTAAGGAGTCTCCTAGACCCCCCCCTACGTCACGCGTGGCCCGACACCACGACCTTTTCTTACGTGGTCACCACGACAAAACAGCCTGTTGACAATGAAGCCCTGTGATTTGAAAACCCGGCAGCTCGCCGAGTCCGCCCGGGCCGAAAAGGCCAAGCGAGACGCGGCAATCGTCGAAGCGTACAAGCGCTGCGGAACTATCCACTCAACGCGTAAGGCTTTTGACTTTACGCACTCACGCGAGGTGGTCAGAAGGGCCATCAGCAAAGCCGGTGTTTACGACAAGTGTAAGCGAGACCAGGTGCTTATTCATAAGTTCAAGCCTAGCCCGAATAAGTCCAAGTGGGACGATCGCTCGTATTCAAGGTCGCACGGGTCAGAACTGCATATGCAGATCGAAGCAGAGCAGATGCTCAAGGACGCAAATATCATGCACGCTCGCCACATCCAGCGCGAGGTGCAGGTTCCTGGCTGTCAGATGCGGGCAGACTTGGCCGGCTATAATTGGGCAATCGAGACTAAGAAAGAATGCTCGTCGCAAGGTATGCTTACCGCCCTAGCTCAGTGCCTTGTCTATCGTAAGCACCTAAACAAGCGCTTCGTCTGCGTCCTGCTGCCGGACGACATCGAGCCTGCCGCCTTCTACGTCACCGAGTGCCTGTCCTACGGCATCCCAGTCATCAAGATGTCCCAACTAGTCTGGTGGGTTAACACCGTTCAGAACGATGCCCAGCCAAACTGAGATTGCCGAAGCCCTTGGCCTGACCCGCCAGCGCGTCTCTATCCTGGTCAAGAAGGGTATGCCCATCGACTCAGTCGAGGCCGCCACCGCTTGGAGGCAATCGCAGGAAGACGCCCGGGTGCGGCTTGCTCCGACACCACCCGATCAGCTCGACGACGGCTCCCTGTCTTCGACCATCGAAGAGCACCGGGCCTTAGTGGGTCGGGCCCGCGGAGTCTGGCAGGCGGCCATGGAACAAGGGGACACCAACCAGGGCAAATACCAGTCAGCCTATAACGCCAGCCTGCGCTCGCTCGTGCAGCTCGAGGCCGAACAGGAACGCCGCGTCATCCTCGCCCGAGACTTCATCTCTGCGAAGGAGGCCACCGAGGCCATGCGCGACATGACTGCGGGCATCGTCAACCGACTCGACAAACTCGCCCTCGACGTGGCCGAAGGGTGCAACCCGGAAAACCCGGCGAAGGCGGTGAAAGTTCTCGAGGCTTGGGTGCGCCGCGTGAAGGCCGACCTGTCCACCGATGAATAAGGCCGACCTGCTCCGCGTAGGCCGTGACGTGCTGCGTCCGTCAGACTCGGGCGACGTGGTGGAGTGGCTTGAGTCCAACGTCCACGCCATCCCTGACTCACCGATGCCCGGGCCGTTCCGCTCCGAGCGCACGCCGTGGGTGGCCGAGGCGCTACGCATCGCCGCCGATCCCGAGACCAAACTCCTCACCGTCCTCGCCAGCATCCAGTCCGGCAAGTCCCTCTTTGCCCGCCTGCTCACCTGTCACATCATCGCCAACGCACCTGGGCCGACGATGGTGCTTCAGGCCACGGACCCAGAGGCCAAGGACTTCGCCCTGCGTTACCTCCGCCCGGTCTGGAACAACTGCCCGCCGGTGAAGGCGCGTCTCTCTGGCGACGACCTCGACCGCTCCACCACTGCGGACTTCGACCGCATGACGCTCTACTGTCGCGGCATCTGGAACGAGGCCAACCTTCAGCGCCTGTCCCTGCGTTACACCATCGCCGACGAGTGCTGGATGGCGCCGCCCGGACACTTGGCGGAACTGAGCGCGCGCGTGACGGCGTTCGGCTGGATGGGCAAACGCATCTTCTTATCTCAGGGCGGGAGGGCCGGTTCAGAGTGGCATCAGCTCCACGAGACGACCGACCAACGTGACTGGAACATGAGGTGCCCGAAGTGCGACCACCTTCAGCCGTGGGTCTGGGAACAGATCAGGTTCCCCGAGGACGCCAAGGCGACCGGCACGTGGGACTTGCACAAGGTCAGCGTCGGCACGACCTACGAGTGCGCGGCCTGTCGGACGCATCTGCCCGACACGAACGCAAGCCGCCTAGAGGCCAACGCCCGCGGAACCTTCGTGGCCACATCGGCCGCCGCCAACTCCGGGCACATCGGCCTGCATTGGAACAGCCTTGCGACGATGAGCTGGGGCGAGCTCGGCGTGCTGATGCTCAAGGCCAAGGAGTCCGTCGACCAATACGGCGACGAGGAACCGCGGCGCATCTTCAAGCAAAAGCGGCTGGCGTTACCCTGGAGCGAAGAGGGCGGCGAGATGGTGGCGCTGGCGGAGGCCGCAAACTACAAGATGGCCGACCCTTGGGACGCGGAGGCCGCGATCACGCCGAAGGCCCGCGTCGTCGAGCAGAAGGACGCCGTGCCCGGGAGCATCCCTTTCCGCACGATGGGGGTCGACGTCCAGCGTGGCCACTTCTGGGTGACTGTCCGCCGATGGGCTAAGACCGGGCATAGCCGCCTGATGGCCTTCGCCCGTATCGACTCATGGGGCAACGTCGAGGCGTTCGCCAAGCAGCACGGCGTCCATCATGCCATGGTACTCGTCGACTCAGGCGACAATACGACCGAGGTCTACCGCGAGACGGCTAAGCGTAATTGGAAGACCGCCAAGGGCTCAGGTTCCGACGACTTCGCGGTCACCGACAAGTCCGGCAACACGACCCGCCGCTTCTACTCCGAGAAGCAGTCCATCGTCGTCCCTGGCATCCCGCAGCGGGCCATCCTGATCGTCCACTCGGCCACTGCCGGCAAAGACCTCCTGCACGGCCTGCGGGCTCGCCGCGTCTGGACCTACGCCCTTGACGCGACCCCCGAGTACGTCGAGCAGCTGAGCGCCGAAGTCCGCGTAAAGGACAAGCGCACCGGCAAGCCCATGTGGATACTTCCCCAGGGCAAGAAGGACAACCATGCCCTCGATACTGAAATCCTCGCCCTGCTGGCGGCCGTCCGCTGGGGCATCGCCGGGCGGGAAACTGCCGAAACCGACTTGCAACCGTCATGACCCTTGGCACGCTATCAGCAAGGGTGCGTCGTTTAGTGTCGTGGGAGGAAGAGACTCATGGCGTGGGCTGGGCGGCGCACCCCCCTTTTAACTTCCATTCTCGGCAAGTTTAAATGGCCTCTGGACTCTTTATCGGACTTACGGAGTGCGAACTCCTAGACATCAAAGCCAAGGCGGTCTCCATGATCACCGAAGGTAAGACCCTGATGTCCTACTCCGACTCAGGCTCGTCCGCGTCCAAGCAGTTCGCCATGCCCCCGAAGGATATGCTCGCCGAGGCTATGTTCGCCCTGAGCCGCCTCGACCCTTCGACCTACGGCGCTCGTCGCACGATCATCTCGACCGACTGGCAGAACCGTCAGGACTAATTTCCATGGCCATCCGCAAGAAGATTAAGACCGTCAGCCTGCGTCCCAAGCCGGTGACGCCTGCCCCGACCGCCCCGCAGCCGCAGGCCTCCTACGGCGATTGGCAGAGCATCGGCGTTACGCGTGCCCGCCGTGCGGCCTACGGCGCCGAACCGCGTGACCTCCGCCGCGACCTGACTCCTTACGACCGCCTGACGATGGTCCGCAAGTGCCGCTGGGCCGAGCGGAACTCCGGCCTGTTCAAACAGATTCTGGCCGACATCTGCCTCTACACCGTGGGCGACGGCATCAAGCCGCAGAGCCACGCGTCGACCCCGGAGATGCAGGAACGCTACGAGGCTTACTTCGCCGAGAAGGCCAAGCGCATCGACATCACGAACCGCTTCTCGTTCTATCAGGCTCAGTCCATCCTTCTCCGCGGCATGATCCGCGACGGTGACTCGTTCGCCGCCAAGGTGCGTAACGGCGCCGGGGAAGCGAAACTCCAGCTGATGGAAGCCCACCGCGTCGGCGACCCTCTCGAAGGCAAGGTGCCCGAGGGTATGCACGACGGCATCCAGTTCGGTCCGTATGGCGAATACATCGCCGTGAACATCTACCGCTCCGACGGCTCGTCCCGCCAGATTCTCGCTCAGTCGATGATGATGGTGGTCGACCAGGAGTATGCCTCCGGCGCCCGCGGCGTGCCCCTGCTCCAGCACTCCATCAACTCAATCCAGGACGAGATGGAAATCCTCGCCCTTGAGAAGCAGGCCGTGAAGGACAACGGCGACGTGACCCGCATCATCAAGAAGGCTGGCGGCATCCTCGACGGCGACATGGCCAACGAACTGGGCGCGACCGGCACAGGCTCCTACGCCAACCTCGCCAACACGATGGGCGGCAAACTCATCGCCCTTGAGCCCGGGGAGGACATGACGTCCTTCCAGAGCAACCGCCCCAACGCCACCTTCACCGGCTTCCTCGCGGCGCTGGAACGAGACATCTCGCAGGGCGTCCTGCCTTACGAGTTCGTCGGCGACTCATCCAAGCTCGGCGGCGCCACCGTCCGCCTCATCACTGCCAAGGCTGGCCGCGTCTTCTCGAAGTATCAGACCATCATGATCGAGAACTTCTGCGTTCCGACGTGGGGTTACATCATCGGCCAAGGCATCGCCGCCGGCGAACTGCCTGACGACCCGGACTGGAACCGCGTATCCTGGACGACCCCGAAGTCCGTCACCGTCGACGCTGGCCGCGAAGCCGCGAACGACCGGGCTGACGTCGAGATGGGCCTGCTGTCCATGTCTGAGCTCTACGCCCAGCGCGGCCTAGACTTCCGCACCGAGATGGCCAAGCGCGCGTCCGATATGGTCCACATCAAGGACTTGGCCGAGCAATACGGCATCCCGTTTGAACTGCTGTTCCGTCCGTCCAACACCCCGGTCGGCACGATCAGCGGCGACGTCATGGAAGGCCCTGAGTCCCCCGAGATGGAGGACGAACCCTCTGACCAGGAAGAGCCCGAATCCGAAGACCAACCCAACTCCTAACTTTATGCGTTTCCTCACCAACGGACTGTCGGGCCGCGAGCCCCTTCTCATCGACCCGACCAAGGCCAAAGACCACGCGGTCCTCGCCGAGAAGTTCGGCTTCACTGATATGCTCGCGCAGCTCTTCGGCGTGGCCCCTAAGCCCTACGTCGTCGACGGCATCGGCATCATCCCGGTAGTCGGCGTAATCGGCAAGGGCCTGTCCCCGCTCGAAAAGATGATGGGCGCCGTGGACATCAACGACCTGTCTGATCAGGTCGACGCGATGGCTGCCGACCCTGCGGTCGAGAAGATTGCCTTCCAAGTCTCTTCCCCTGGTGGCACGGTCACCGGCGTCGAGGAACTGGCCAACAAGATTCGCAACCTCGGTAAGCCCACGATGGCCTATACCGATAGCGAGATGGCATCGGCCGCATACTGGATTTCCTCGGCTAGCGATAAAGTGACCGCCAGTCCCTCAAGTTCCGTAGGCTCCATCGGCGTCTACATGGCCATCCCTGACTACTCCGAAGCCGCCAAGATGGCTGGTATCAAGATGGTGGTCCTAAAAAGCGGAAAATTCAAGGGGGCTGGAATCGAAGGTACCAGTTTGAATGAGGACCAAATGCAGAATCTTCAAGCATCCGTCGAAACCATCCACTCCGAGTTTAAGGAAGCCGTGAACATGAAGCGCAAGATGGTGAAGGCCGAGGCCATGGAAGGCCAGACCTTCTCCGGCAAGCAGGCCGCCGCCCAGGGCTTGGTCACGGGCTTGGCCGACTCTTTCAACGACGCCCTGCGTTCGTTCTAATTCCATTAACCGCAAATCTAAGATGACCATCGAAGAACAGCTGCTCGCCGCCACCGCCGCCGTCTCTGGCCTCACCGCCGAACGCGACGACCTCCGCACCACTGTCGAGAAGATGACGGTCGGCGTCTCTGCCGAACTCGAAAGCCTCAAGGTCGAAGCCGCGTCCAAGGACGCCAAGCTCGCCGAACTGACCGCCGCCCTCGAAGTGGCCGTCAAGGAGTCCGAGTCCTTCAAGGCCCTCGTCGCCGAGCACGAAGCCAGCAAGGTCAGCGCCTCCAAGGAAGCCGCCAAGATCGTGGCCTCCGTCGGCGTCTCCCCGGTCGAACTCAGCCCTGCGGATGGCAAGCCCACCGCCGAAGCCGTCGACCACCTCGCCACCTTCATGTCCCTGGCGGTCGGCTCCAAAGAGCGCAACGAATACTTCGCCGCTCATAAGCACGCCATCATCAAGGCCTGCATCTAATTTCCCTCAACCCTCACCCTATCCTAACACATCATGGCTAACTCCATCGCAGTCGCTCCCAGCATCCTCGCTGAAAGCGTCATCGCTTCCCTCAAGGGCAAGCTCCCGGCCCTCCGCGCCTTCTCGTCCGTCTTCACCGCTGCCGAATCCGGCGCCGGCAAGACGGTCCAGGTTCCGCTGATCGGCACCTCCACCGCCACCGAGTTCTCGACCGGCGGTTACCTCACCCAAGACGACGCGACGATCACCGCCGCCAACGTCACCCTCAAGCACTTTAAGGTGTCGAGCCGCTTCTCGCCCCTCGACGTCAAGATGTATGGCGCTCAGTTCCTCTCCAACGCCTTCGTCCCGACCGCCGCCAACGCCCTCGCTGAAAAGTGCCTGGCTGAAATCGGCGCGCTCATCACCGTTGCGAACTTCGCTTCTGGCACGAACACCGGCGCTGGCCTGACCTACGCTGAAGTCGTCGCCTCCAAGGGCGTGCTCGACGCCGCCAAGGCCGCTGAACCCCGCGCGTTCATCCTTAACCCGACCTACGCTAACGGCCTTCTCGCCGACGCTACCATCATCGGTAACTCCGTCCTCGGTGCTGGCATCCTGACCTCCGGCCAGATTGGCACCCTCGCTGGCGCCTCGGTCTACCAGTGGAACAGCCTCCCTGCCAACGCGGAAAGCCTCGCTGGCTTCTCGTGCGGCGCTGACGCCATCGCTGTCGCCTCGGCCCTCCCGATGTCCGAAATCCCGGGCTTCGAAGTCGCCAACGCTGTCGACGCCGACACCGGCCTCGGCGTCCAGGTCCTCATGGGCCAGGAGCAGAGCGGTTACTACAACGTCACCGCCACGCTGCTCTTCGGTGCCGCTGTCGGTCGCGCGACCTCGCTCAACCGCCTCACCACGGCCTAATCAGCCGCCGCAAGGCAAACAAACGAGGCTCCCAGCAATGGGGGCCTTTTTTGTGCCCCCTACCAATCCGGGCAAGTATAGGATGAGCCTCTACGGAACCGAGTTTCTCAATGACGCCAAAGAGATGGTGGCGGACTTCGGCGTGGCCGGGTCGGCCAACTCTGGGGCCATCACCTTCTCCTGCCTCATCTCCGACCCCGCCGTCTCGACCGTGCTCGAAGCAGGGGGGTATATGGAGCGGACCCAGTATACGGTCAGGCTCCCCGCTGTAACGGCCTCCTGGAGCCAGCCAGACGGGTCTACGGGGGCATCGGCGGCCCTACTGTCCTCGGGTGCCCCCATCGCCTCCCTCGCCCAGGGGAAGAAGATCGTGGCCGGCGGGAAGACCGTCCGCATCACGAGCCAGACCTACAAGCCCGGGTCGGCATGGATCACGCTCGTCGTCATCGACGATAACCAGTAACCCCTGTGGTCAAGGTCGTCATTGAGCCCAAGTCCTACGCGGACTTCATGGCGGCCATCCAGAAGTACGCCTCTAAGTCCAAGCAGACCCTACGAGACGCGGCGCTGGAACAGGCCGCCTTGGCTTGCAGTGACGCGGCGACCTTTACCCCTCCCCTGGCTAAGGGCGGGGGTGACGGCCTGTCCAAAGCCGCGAAGAAGGCAGGCGAGCAGGCCATTGACCGAGACGTCGGCAAGGTAGTCGTCCCAATGTCTGGCGGCACGAAGGACACCCAGCGTGCCCGGGTGGTTAAGCGCCTCGGCTCCCTAGCCCTTACGGATAACGCCTCGTTATTCTGGAAAGTCGCGGCCAAGAACTCGCCTATCCTTAACAGCAACGGCTTTTTGGCCCGGATGCTCTCTGACCGTTACAACGGCTTTGGAACTGTCTGGGGGTTCAAGAAGCTGCGGAACTACTTTAACCGCATCGGGAACAAGGTAGCCAATGAATCTCTCAATCAGGCAAGCCTTCAGTCCATCGCTGAAATCCACGCAGTCTATAAGCCCATTTATCAGCGCGAAGGTGGCCGACTTTGGAAGTCAGGACGCAACGTCAGCGGAGTCGAAAAAATGAGCCGATATGTTGCTGAGAACAAGCCAGACCTAGACCGATACATCATGCAGAGGCAAAAGACTGTCGGCTCAATCAAGTCCGGCTGGGCTATGGCTCTTCGCACCCTTCCCAAGCCAGTCATCAATGGCGTCCCAAAAGACTTCGGAGTCAAGCTGCTCAACGCCGCATGGATTACCCGACACAAGACTGTTCAGGGAAAGAACACGATCAGCTCGTCGGACAAAGACGTCGACGTCATAGTATTCAACGCGGACGGCAACATCAACGGCATCGCAGACCAGGCTAATGTCCTCGCACTAGTCTACGGAAACCGCGTCAAGCAAATGCCCAAGCGAATCAAGCGACTCCTTCAGCAGGACATCGACGGCTTCAATAAGAAATGATTACTTGTCGCCGCGAACTCCGACAAACACGGGGTGGCGCAGGGAACCCTTAGGAGTCTTCATCTGATAGACGACCTCGGCGGTGCGTCCGATGGTTGAAGCCTTGTCGGCAAGCAGGGCGGAGCGGGTGGCGTTATCCATGCCGGTGCCGACATTGACGAGGCGGCGTCCGCAGCGCACGACGATATGGCCAGCCATCCCGGCGCACTTGCCCGTGCCTTCGACCACGTCGACAATCTCGGCGTCAGTGGTGTCGGCGTCCTTGACCTTGAGCCAAGCCCTGGAGCGAAGGCCTTGGGAGTAGGGGGCGGCGGTGTCCTTGACCATGGCACCCTCGAAGCCCTCCGAGGTAAAGCGGAGGAAGGCTTCCTCTGGGGTGCAGGAGACGCTCGGGATGAGCAGGAGGGACGTAGGGTAGGACTGGGCGAACAAAGCCTCCAGCGAGGCACGGCGGGTGCTGTAATCGCCCTCCACAGAGGGAAGGTCAAACAGCCAGACGCGGGCATCGTCGGCAGACTGTTGGGAGCGAAGGGCGCCGACTGAGGTAAAGAAGGACTTGCCGGACACGGCCTCGCCGTCGAGCAGCCAGACGCCGTCCTTGCCAGACAGGAGGTCGAGCACATCTTCGGCCAGATGGTCGAGGGAGGGCATCGGGTTTCCGTTGCGGGTCTCGAAGCGCACGATGCGGCGGGACAGGTCCGCAGTGATCAAGACGCGGAGGCCGTCGACCTTGGGCTCGCAGACATAGGACGCAGGCGTCTCGCCAGCATACAGGCGGGCCAGCATAGGACCACGGCTAACCTTAGCGACCCTACGCTTGATGGGCCGGATGACGCGGTGCTCCTCGATACGCTGTAGCATACCGAAGAACTTGGTCAGGGCCGGGTCGTCGAACATAAATGCATCTAAGCACCGCCGAAGCCAGCCTGTCAAGTTCCTTTCCCTACCAAAGCGGGCAAAGGTACAATGGGCACGAAGAGCATTAGGCACATCTGCGAGTCTACCCTCGCCACCTACCTATCCACCCAGACTGGGCTGACCACCGTGGCCTTCCTGACGGGCGACAGCGCCGCGACCCAGACCCTGCCCAAGGCCGTGGTCCTCTGCGAGTCTGCCCGCAGTCCTGCCGACCTCCCCGAAGGCGAAGGCAACTTCAGCTGCTCGGTCCGCATCACCCTCTTCTCGAACGCCGACGACACGACCCTCGCCGATCACCGCGCCCGCTGCGCCGCCCTGTCCGGCAATATGCGTGACCTGACCAGCATCAAGGCGGCCTTCGTAGCCTCGACCGACGCGGCCTGTTACGACGTCACGATGCAGTCCGAAGACGAAGGCATCGACGAGCGCTCCTGGGCGACTTCCTTCTCGTTCGACGTGCTGGTGGTCCTGCCCGCCTAAGCCAATTCCAAAGCCCGCAATTACAAATGGCCGCCATCTCAAACGGAACCACCTGCATCTACGGAGTCGCGGGTACTGTCGCTAACCTCTTCGTGCAGAGCTACAGCCTCTCGTCCTCGTTCAACTCCGAGGCCATGGTCGTCGATGAGACGGGCATCACGAAAACGCACCGCCTGGACGACCGCAAGTCCGAGATCACCATCGAAGGCATCGCCAAGACCTCTTCCATCCCGGTCCTCGGCGCCACCATCACCTTCACGGTCAACACCCTCTCTGCCTATCCGGCTGGCTCGGCTTCAGTCTCGTTTGCGGGAGTCGTGACCAAGGTCGATGACAAGGGCACCAACAAGGGTTTTACTTCTGTCACCGTTACGGCGGTCGACTTCGAAGGTATCACCTACGCGTAATTGACACCCCCGAAAGGGGGACAGTCTAGAGGGTAGTGGATAAACGCTTCCTTAACGCCTACGTCGACCCGGCTCCTTTTAGGATTCTGGGTCGCACGCTTTACCCCTGGTGCCTCAAGTATCGCGTGCGTCTGGAGGCTTTCCAATCACCGCTGGTGGACAGCCATCGCGCGATCACCCCGGCAGACCTTATCCTCGCCGTGCAACTGTGCGCCGAGGAGCCCATCGGTAAGTTCGGCATCAGGGACACTTGGCGGGTCTTGCAGCTCGAGAGATACCCCGAGGAGTTCCAGCGCCAACTCAACTTGTTTTCGTCCTACATCCTTGTCGGGCATTGGCCTAAGTTCTGGGAACAGACCAAGACCAAGGGCGGCAACGGCAAGAACATCCCGTGGCCTTTGGCTATCGTGGCTGGACTGATTGCCAACGGGATACCCGAGCAGCGTGCCTGGGAGATGCCCGAGTGTCAGGCCATCTGGCTTAACACGGCCTTCGGTGTCCGCAACGGTGCCGATGTCTCCATCATGTCCACGGAGGAGGAAGCCTTCATGGCCGATGAGGAAGCCCGGGAAGCCTACTTCTCCGCTTCCAATCCTGCAAAGGAAAGCCCCCCTACCACCGATGGCCCAATCACTTGAAGTTCAGATCAAGGCTACGTCCGATGTCCCGCAGGCGGTCGACCGCGCCAAGGAAGCCATCACCAGCCTGGAGAAGCGTGCTTCGTCCGTCAAGGTAGGTACCGCGGGCGGCGCCGTTGAGCAGACAACGACCAAGGCCACATCGGCCGTAGGAGGTCAGTTTGACAAGATTGGCAAAGCGTTCGGCAACACCATCTCGTCGGTGTTCCTGTCCTTCCTCGGCCCCCTTGCCATCATCTCCGGCATCATCGCCTTTGTCAGCAACGCCATCGCCGAAGCCAATCAACTTGCGACTGACGGCGTAAACCGAATCGCCGAAGGAAAAACCAAACTTGCTACTGATGAAGAAACAAAAATGGCGAACTTCTTTAAGGCTAAGGACGCCAGAGAAAAGGAAGAACGCGAAGTAAAGGCTGGCCGCGAACAACTCACACGGCGCTTCCTTGAGGAAACGGAAGAAGGTAGGAGATTGGCTCCCCATGCAAGACGGACAATTAGGCCTGGCTCCGGAGATACTATTGAGAAAGACCCTGCCATGCAAAGGCGTGCCTTAGAAGCATTCTTGGCAAGCCCTGAAGGCAAGAAGTACGCCTCAATCTTTGAAGACGAAAAAGCCACCAAGGAAAACTCCTTCAAGGCCCCCGAGGGCTTTTCCAACGTCGTCGGCGTCGGCGCCAACCCGGTGCTTCAAGCCCTCGACGATTCCCTTGCGGAAGCACGGAAGCAGACCGAACTGCTCGACAAAATCGCCAGCAAGGGAGAGCAGAGCACCGCCCCCGACTTCACCAAGACAGAACTGAAGGCGCAATACAGCGCCTCGATTATGTCCACTCTCTGATCTACTAACATGGCACGCATCGACTACGGCAACGCAATGGTGAACGCCATCCTGCAACCAGGATGGAAAGTCCAAGGGGACGGCTTCGGCCTGATGACCGGGACTTGCGTCTTCAAGTCCGACCAGAACGGCAACTTCAACGTCGCCGTCATCGGCTCCTCCCACCCGGACTCCAGCTACACCTACATGAAGGCCCACAAGGTCGGGGTCTCCTACGACGCGCTGAACATTGCCACCATCACCGTGGATTATGTGGGCATCGACACGGCCTACACGGGAAGCAATTACACGCTACCGCAGATGATCGCGAGCAACTCGCTTGGCTCCGAGAACATCACGACCCACATCAACTTCCTCGACCAAGCGGCTGGCTGGGAAGGCCCCATCGCCGGACGCGGAGACGCCGCCCCTGGAGACCCTCCTGACTATCCTGAAAGCGACCTAGGCCCGACGGTCAAAGGCCCGACAGGAAACCCGGTCAAGTCCCGCATCGGGGACAACGGCGCCTGCTTTGAGAAAGCCAGCGGTGGCCGTTTCATCGGCTTCGTCGACCCCACCGTCCGCGAGCTCTACGGCAAGACCAACTACCTCACGCCGACGACGACCTTCTCTGGATTCTTCTACACGACCGACACGGCCGCACCGGCTGAGTTCGTCGACTTGCTCGGAGCGTCCTCGAACAACGGGACTTGGGGAGGGGTGTTCTCCGTCTCCATCATCCCGTCATATGTCGGTGCCGGTGGCGATGGGGAGTTCGGCCCCAAGCTCTTGCTGTCTAACGCAAACATCGAGCGCTACGCTGGGTCTGTCCTGAAAATCTCCTACGAGGTACGCTACAGCAACGAAGGCTGGAGCCGTAAGGTCTACTACGCCGCCACCTCCTAAGCCATGGCTATCCGCAACGGAGACGGCTACGTCTTTTCGACGACTAACAATCAGTCGATACTCGGCATCCAGAGGGAGTTCGCCGACATGTATGACGGTGCCGGTCAGGACACTTGCTCGCCCTTCAAGGTCAAGAACGTCCAAGAGGTCACGGTGGGCGAGTCCACGATTGTCACCTACGAGATCTGCCCTGGCACATTTAACAACCTGATGCCACAGGTCTACAACGAGACGGAAGAGGAGTTCGAGTATCTCGACGACCTGACGACAGGCTATCAGCTAATCCTCGACTTCGCGTCGACCTCGTCGTGCATCGTCTACCTCCGCGTAGGCCCGGACGCCACGACCAATCAGTTCCCCCCTTCGGCGCCTATCAGCCCTTACGACCCGGACGACCCCTACCCGACCGTGTTCAATACGGGTGGAACCCTTCCCACCGACACCGACACTTACGGCTACCTTGCTTTGGCTAAGGTGAACTCGCTCGGAAGTGGAGTCTATTCAGTAGACCAATACGTCACCGGCTCCCTCTGGGCTGACCGCATCAAGCTCGGAACCGCGACGGCGACCTATTACTACGCCCGCATCTGATGGGAAGCATCGTAGGCAGCTCTTCATCGGTCTCGACTTGGGGTAAGTTCCGTTGCGCGTGGTGCCTTGAGAGCAACTACGATTATTTGGTATATGATTTTACCATCGAATATTATTCAGGTCAAAAATCGGCTGCGACTGGAAGCGGATTAATCAGGTGGCCGCGTGGGGTTCAAAGCATAAGCGACCAACAGCCTACCATCTTGAGCGCCATGAGGTCTGGTAATTATACTTTCTTCATGGTTCCAACCGATCCAACATTCCCTGGTACTGCGGCAACAACTGAGTTTAAGAATGAGATGATTGGGGAACTGGTCGCCGTGACAGGCACTTCTTATGCCCTTACTTCGACCTTCTTCGACACAGGATCCCAGAACACGGGAAGCACAACGCCGCTCGACCCCATCACCTCCATCGGTAAACTGACGGCCTTCTGACCCCCCCCTTCCAATCGGGGCAAGGTTAAGACCCGATGAGCTGCACTAATCAAGTAACCGTCTCGCAGGGTAACACCTTCGCCTGCACCTTTACCTGGACGCCCGGGGCGACGGGTCCGGCCAACCTCCTGACGACGACCATCAGCTCGTCCCTCGAAGACCGCCAGAACAACGTCTACGCGATGACGGTGACCAAGGCCGGAGACGGCCTGTCCTTCACGGTGACCTACCCGGGCTCGACCGCTGACTGGGCTATCGGCCTCGGCAAGTGGGACATCAAGTTCGTCTTCCCGGGCTCGACCATCTCGCGCACCGAACTCTTCCGCGTCAACGTCATCGACTCCGTCACCGTCTAAGCCATGCCCGACGCGACGATCACCTCGACGGCTTCGACCTTCGGGACCATCTCGGGGGTATTCTCCGCTGACCAGTCCACCATCTCGGGCACCATCTCGGGCATCGTCCCTGGCACCCTGACGGGTAGCGTCGGCGTCCCCGGCCCTGCGGGAGCCCCTGGCGTAGGCGTCCCTGCTGGCGGTACGGCTGGGCAGTTCCTGACCAAGATTGACAGCACGAACTACAACACCGACTGGACGACGGTCAACCTGTCGGTCTACGCAGTTAAGGCTAACAACCTCTCAGACCTCCCCTCGGCTCCTACGGCGCGCACTAACCTTGGCCTCGGCTCTCTGGCGGTAGTCAACGACGCCCCCTCGGACGGATCGCAGTACGCTCGAAAGAACGCCGCGTGGGAAGTAGTCACGACCACCCCCGACTTCATCTCCAGCGTCTCGTCGCCCCTGTCGGTCACGACCGGGAACCTCACGGTGGACCTGTCGGCTTACGCGCCGCTGGCCAGCCCAGTCTTCACGGGAGACGCCCGGGCAGTCACCCCGACCTTCGGCGACAACGATACCTCCCTCGCGACGACCGCCTTCGTCCAGGCTGCTCTCGCTGGTGGCACGGCGGTCGCCCGCGACCTAGAGGTCGAAGTCCGCAACCAGTCCGGCTCGACGATCGCGGCTGGCTCCATCGTCTACATCAGCGGGGCCACGGGCAACAAGCCCCTAATCACGCTGGCCCAGGCTAACAACGACGCGAACTCCGCCCAGACCATCGGCTTCGTCAAGACGGCCATCGCTAACAACGGCACGGGCTACGTCATCGTGCGCGGCGAACTGGAGAACATCGACACCTCGGCGCTGACCGAAGGCGTGCAGCTGTACCTCTCCCCGACGACCGCTGGCACTTGGACGACTACCAAGCCGTCCGCTCCCCAGCATCTCGTCTACGTCGGCATCGTCATCCGCTCGCACCCGACCCTCGGGACTATCCTCGTCGCGGTCCAGAACGGCTATGAGCTCGAGGAACTGCACGACGTGGCCATCGGCACGCTGGCCAATAACGACCTCCTGGCTTACGAGTCCTCGACCGACCTCTGGAAGAACAAGACCTTCAGCGCCCTCGGCCTGCTGACCTCGGCTGACGCGGCGAGCACCTACTACCTTCAGACCAACCCTGCTGGCTATCAGACTGCGGCACAGGTAAGCACGGCTCTCTCGCCTTATCTGCTCAGTGCTACGGCCGCCAGCACCTACTTCACGATCGCATCGGCTGCGGGGAAGGCGAACCTATCGGGTGCCACGTTCACAAACGACATCCTTGTTTCTAGTTCTCCTGATACTACAAGCATCGGCGCAGGCATCCTAGGGATGTCTAGCACCGCAAACTCGTACGTGCTGACGCTTTCGACTGCCGCCGGGTATCCTCAGATTTTCTTCAACGGCCCGACGGGCATGAGCACGCAGACCGTGGCCTACCCCGGCCCGACTGGCTTCCTGCTCAAGGCCGATAACCTAAGCGGTCTGGCGAACACCGGCACGGCCCGCACGAACCTCGGCCTCGGCACGATGGCGACCGCCACAGCTGCGGACTACTCGACGACCACTGTGGCGAATGGGCTCTACTATCCTCTAAGCGGGAACCCTTCGTCTTTCCTGGTCGCCGCCGACATCGCCGGCAAGGCCGACCTCGCAAGTCCGACGTTTACTGGCGTCCCACTTTCAACGACCGCCGCAGTCGATACGAACACCACCCAGATCGCCACGACCGCATACGTCGTCGCACAGGCCGCGTCCGCTACCCCGCTGGTCAACGGCACTGCCGCCGTGGGAACCTCCTTGCGCTACGCCAGGGCTGACCACGTCCACGGAACCGATACGACGAGGGCCGCTGTAGACTCTCAGACCTTCACCGGCACGCCCTCCCTGCCGACTGGGACGATCGGCGTCACGCAGACCGCTGGCAATAATACCACGGCGCTGGCTACTACGGCGTTTGTCACGACTGCGGTTCCGGCGTTTGCGACTGCGGTTCAGGCCATCACTAAAACATCTTCGACGACTAGTTTAAATCCTTCGGTCTTTAATTTCGCATCAGCTCAAGGAATGTCTACGAGGTTTGAAGGCTTAAATAGCACTTCGATAAGCGGCTCTGGCCAAATTAGCGCTGGATATAATTGCTGGAGAGAGATGTACACCACCACAACTGCTTCGGTAGGTCGTGGCGGTTGGTACGCTGGTGTTCCTGGCGTCTTGTCTGTATTTTCAAGCCGTGCTCATGAGCTTAGGGTCGATTTCTCAAAGAAGATTTGGCTGTTTGGTCGGTTTGGTTTTACCAATTCTGGCTATCTTGGAGATGCAAATACGACAGCACGCATCACGGTTGGAGGCTATACTGCCGCAACAACTGGAGCTATGACAACCTTTGGCATTGGACTTAGCAAACTAGGAGGTGTCGCAAGCTTCATTAATCTGATCGTGCACAACGGGAGCACGCAAACCGCTGTTGCTACTACTAAGGCTCTGGCCCTAAGCCAAGTCACCGACTACGTCATTTACTCTGACGGCTCTGGCAATGTATCACTTTACCTAGACGGAGTCCTGGAGGCAACGACCTCGGCAGGCCCTACGGGTGTTACCGCAAACAACGGCGGCCTTTATCGTGAGCAAGTTGAGGCTACGGCTTCGGCTGGAGTCAGATACCTGATGCGTTGTTTTGCTGGAGGAATTATCTTAGAAGCATGATTACTTACAAAATATCCATGGTCGGCGCGGTGCTTTCAAATCCTTACGAACTGCTGGCCGCCGTCTTTCCGCAGCGTGATGGCGAACCCGCATCCTCTGACGGAGCCAGCGTCATCGTCACCTTCGACTCACCGCAGACCCCAGTCGACCTCGGCCCCCTCGTCAAAGTCGAACTCTTACCCAACGAATAACACCACCATGATCACCCACCTCCTCGCCCTCCTCGTCGGCTTCGTCGCCGGTGCCCTCGTCATGCGTAAGCACAAGGCTAAGGCCGACACGCTGGAAGCCAAGGGCCGTCAGGCCCTCGACGCCCTCAAGGGCCGCGAATAAGCCGTGCGACTGTTCCTGGTCATCGCCGTCCTGGCCCTGACCGGGTGCAGTCTGTTCCGCAAGGGTGACGCCCTGCCGCCCCTGCCCGTCCAGCCGCCAGCCCCGACCAAGCCTGACGCCGTCGCGACCCTAGGCAAAGACCTCGACAAGACGGATCACCGCGTAGGCGCTGCGCTCGTGGCCATCGAGCGTAACGCCGATAAGGCCAAGGTCGTCGTGGCTGAGTCTCGCCTAGCCCAGTCCTATCTGCCCGCCCCACCCGAGGCCGACGTCGCCTTCGCCATGGCTAGGGCTACCAAGGCCGACCCCATCGACTACGCCAAGCAGATGGAGTTTGGACGCAAACTCGCCACCGCCGTAAACAAGGCGTGGGAACGACTAGAGGCCGACCAATCTGAAGCCAAGAGGGTGTCCGATTTAAAGGATGCCCGCATCAAGGAGCTGCAAGCCGAGGTCGAGCGCGTGAAGAAGGACGCCTCCTCCCAGACATGGACGCTCGTCGGTGCCGGCCTCGCCGTAGTCGGTGCGTTGACGACCGCCTTCATGGGCCCTCGCATCGGTCTGCCCCTGCTTCTCTGTGGAGCCTTCTGCGGATCGGTTCCCTTCATCATCGACTCGCCCTGGTTCGAGTATGCCGCCGGGGCGACCCTCGTCATCTCCTGCGGACTCGGCCTCTGGTGGCTCACTGACCGCGTTAGGGACTCGGTGAACAAGCCCACCCCCACCGATGAGCCGCCGCAAGAATAAGGGAGCCAAGGTCATCTGGCGCAAACTCGGCAAGGAGCGCGCATGGGGTCAGGCCACGATCGGCGAGAACCTTATCGAGATTGACCCCCGCCTCGGCGCCAAGCGTCAGCTCGAAGTCCTCTGCCACGAACAGATTCACCTGACCTTCCCCGAACTCAGCGAGCCCCAGGTTGACCGGGCAGGCAAAGACCTCGCCGCCCTGCTCTGGGCTCAGGACTACCGCCGCGTCCTCATCTCGCCCAACTCTAAGCCTCCCCGCATCTCGTGAGCCCTCCCCCTCCCATCAGCCCCGAGGACATTCCGAAGGAACTCAAGGACGGCGTCGTCGCGTCAGTCCTTGGCGGCCTAGCCATGACGGCCCGCCTGCTGCTCTCGACCGAACCCGTGTCCCTGGGCTGGGTCGTGCGCCGTGTCCTCGCCGCCGCGATCACTGCGGCCTTGGTCGGCTACGGCATCCAAGACCACATCCAAAGCCCGGGCCTGAAGATGGCCGTCGTCGGTGCGGCCGGCTACGCGGCCCCCGAATGTCTGGACTACCTCATGCGCTACATCAAGGCCCGCGGAGAGAAGGAAGTCGCCGCAGTCGTCGGCAAACCGAAACCCCATGGCAAAGGCAAAGCAGTCACTAAGCGGAAGCGGTAATCTCCTGCTGGCGGTCACGCTGCTCACCGGCTTCGCGGGAGTCTCGGCCCTGTCGTCGGCCTACATCGCCGGGTATGTCCTCGACCAACTGCAATCGACCGACGCCCTGGTCATGATCGTGACGGACGCGGGCCTGAAGTCCGACTCGGCCGACCTCGAGCGCAACATGAGCACGGCGACCCTAGCCCTGAAGTCCGTCCGCGACCTTGGTTGGGCCTTGGCTGTGGGGTGTCTAGGGGTAGGGGTGGCGGTCTTCTTACGCTCCCGCCGTCAAAACGCCTCCTAGGGCAAGCCAGAGGGGTCTATTGCCCCTTGACGGAGGCGACCCTAGGGGCAAACTGAACTCAGTCGGGTAGGGGTACGTTTAATATGGCGGGCCTCGATGACCTGAGGGCGTATCATATGTAGCGCCCTGACCCCTTGAGTGGGGTCACAGGGTATTTGCGGAAAGGTGCTTGACGAATGTGAAACAGTTCGCCAAGGTTATTGACGCACCACCAAAACCATGAACACCGACACCGTCAGCCAGATCACCCTCAAGTCTCTCAAACTGAACCTCACGTTCAGCCGCGAGACGTACTGCTTCACCACTAAAGCCTTCCTCGATAAGGTCGAGGTAGCCTATGCCGAGAATGACGGCCACGGCGGTTGCACCTTCGTCACCCTCTCCCCCGAGGGCATCGCGATGGGCATCGACCGCAATGCGCTCGAAGATCGTATCGACGACCTCGTTGACGAAGCCGCCAAGGCCAAGGACACCGCCCGCCTGATCCGCAGCGTCCGCAAGGACATGAACACGAAGGTGCTCTTCATCAAGGAAAACGAGTTCGAGGCTGGATGCTATTCCTTCTGCAAGCACAACGGAACCGTCCCGGGCTTCGACGCCGCCTTCGCCGCCATGAAGAAGAAGTATCCTAACGCGACCTTCCTCAACGGCATGAGCGACGCCCAACTCGTCCACACCCTTGGCCTCTAATCCTACGCCCATGAAGTTCCTCATCGCCCTTTCCTTCCTCATCATCTTCGGCTGGCTCGCCGTCGTCACCTTCTGCGGCCCCGAACTGGCCCGAGCCATCAACGGCCCCGAGCCGGTCAAAGCCGCCAAGGCCGTCCGCAGTCACCGCTAATTTCCCACCCACCATGCCCAACGCAAACCACCCCTACACCGAGACGCTGACCTTCGCCGGTCGCGTCCTTCCCCTAAAGCGCCCGATGGCCGAGTATGCCGCCCGACGCCTACAGGCCATCCTCCCGCAGATCGCCGCGCTCAACGCCGCTGGCAAGTCTCAGGCCGATGCCGCCGCCGCCCTGGACACGACCGTCTGCACCCTCCGCCAGTGGCTCGACATCACCGGGACGCAGTGGGTCAACCTCAACAAGCGCGGTCCTTACCGCCGTCAGAAGTGACCGCCATGACCGACAAGGAAATCCACGCGTTCAAGCGCCGCCTTCGGGTGGCCGCAAACCCCGAGGGCCACAAGGCATACCTGTCGAAGTGGCAGAAAGACAACGCCGAGAAGTGCCGCAAGTACTGCCGCGACTACTACGCCAAGAACAAGGTCAAGATGACAGCCAAGGTCCGGGCTTGGCAGAAGGCTAACCCTGATCGCGTCATGGCCTCCGTCCGCAAGTGGCAGGCCGCCAACCCCGAGAAGGTTAAAGCCAACAAGCGGGCATACTACCTCCGCCGCAAGGCCCGCATCGCCGCCGCTTTCGCGGCCCTTGCTAATTCCTCCCATGCCTGACCCATCCCACCGCCCCTACCAACCCATGACCATCATCCGACCCGACTCCCTCCCCCGCCTCTGGTGGCTGTTTCCCTGGAGCATCGCCCGTCAGCTGCACAAGAACGCCGTGGCCATCCGCAAGATGGCTGACAACCAGTCCACGACTATCACCAATCAGGCCAACATCCTTGGCCGATACATGGATGAGAACCGCGAACTGAAGGCCGAGGTCACCCGGCTCTCCCACTCCCGCGAGCATTGGATCGCCAAGCACGACCGGGCCTACGCCGTCGCCATGCACAACGAGCGAGTCATCGCCGACTTGGAAAGCCGTATCATCCGCGGCGCCATCACCCCCGACGCTCACCCCCATGAGTAGTTTCCGCCACCTCGACGGCATGGTCGCCCTGCTCTCCGAGGTATATGAAATCAATGAGCGAATTCTGACGGGTGATATTTGCAGTAACAAGACCGCCATCGCCTCCGGCCGCATGAAGAAACTCCTGCACCATTACCACGAGGCCCTGCACGAGGACGGCGCCGTCAAGGTATCGCTCCAGGCTTACGCCGCCGCCGGTGGCTGGGTCGGCATCACCTACTCCTACGAGCTCGACGGCTTCGAGGTCGCCGGATCACAAGTCCCGAGACGCGTATGAGCGAACCGAAGCGATTCAACTTCTACGCTACCATCGTTCATCACATCGATGGAGAAAAGACGGCGGCCATCAAGTATCACACCGAGCCTGACGGCCTGTTCGTATCCTACGAGGACTACGCCCGGCTCAAGGCTGAGGTCGAGAGGCTGAAGGCTGAACCTGACGCCCTCACCGCTTATCTCTACGCCGACACGCTACGCCGTGACGACATCAAGACGCTGAAAGCACACATCGAGCGGCTGACCAAGGCTGGGGATGCGATGGCTGAAGACCTGCTCAATGAGTTTGGTCGTAAAGAAATGCTCAAGGACGAGTCGTATCAGAACTGGCTCGCCGCCAAGGAGGGCAAGCCCAGTGCATAAGCCCATGCGCCCCTTCTCCATCGTCGCCCTGCTGCTCCTCGGCTTCAACGCCGCGGCCGCAGCTGAGGCCACCCTCCTCGAATGCATCGCCATGGTCGAGTCCGGCCAGAACCGCAAGGCCGTGGGCAAGGCCGGTGAGCGTGGGATGTATCAGGTAGGCAAGGCCGCTTGGGACGATGCCAACGAGCGCCTCAAGCGGGAAGGCCACTATCATTACCAGTTCAGCAAGTGGCGCAACCCGACCGCCCAGGACATGATCGCGGCCGCCCACCTCCGCACCATCCGCGACAACTTCAAGCGCATCGGCAAGCCAGACCCGACCCCGGAACAACTCGCCCTGGTCTGGAATGTCGGCTGGTCAGGAGCCGTCTCCCGGCGATTCGCCCCGAACGACTACGCCGAACGCGTCGCCAACCTTTTCCGCTTGTCCTCGGCCAAGCCCCGATAAAGGGTCTTGCCGTGGCTCATCTCATCGTGGCAATCGACCCTGGCGTAAATGGCGGCATCGTCTGGTCGGCAGACGGCGACCCTGTCGAGTGCGCTAAGATGCCGTCGTCAGACATCGAGGTCTGCCAACTGCTCGCGGATCTCAGCTGCAAGGCCAAGGACGTCTCGCTCTACCTTGAGGAACCTCCGCTGTTCGCCGGCAAGAACATCCCCGGCTCCGCCATCGGCAAACTCATGTGGAACACCGGCGTCCTCTACGGCGCCGCCGTCGCCATGGGCTGGAAGATTCACCGCATCCGCCCGGCCATCTGGCAGAAGACGCACACCTGCGGCACGAAGGGCGAACTCACCACGACCCAGTGGAAGAACAAACTTAAGGCCCGCGCTGCCGAACTGTTCCCCACCGTCGACGTCACCCTCTGGAACGCCGACGCCCTCCTCATCTTCGACTCCGCCACCCGCGGCGTCATCAACTAATGAAGCCTCAATATTTCATCATCATTCCACTGTGCGTTCTTTTCGGCGTATTCATGTTATCCACGTTGGCTCATATGTGGGATTCCGCCATCTACCAATGGAGGAAGTTCGGCAATAAAACCGAAGTCATTTTCGCAACTATCCTAACCCTCTCATTCATCTCCATCGTGTATGGAGCCATCCTTTTCACCTATGCGTAAAGACTCCAAGCCCTCTCCCGACTACCGCATCATCGCGGACTCGTCATACATCGTATTACCCGATCAGAAGGTCGCCCGCCTCCTGACCCCCACCGTCCGCAACGGCGTGACATATTACAACCTTTTCGTCCCCGACTACACCCGGATGTCCCTCGCCGACATCGAGGCCACCATCAAGGCCGGTGAAGTCACTAAGGCCGACGCCGCCAAATAATCTCCACCATGAGCAAACAGCCCACATCCTCCGCCACCGCCTCCCTCGTCCAAGCGCTCGCCGCCCTGGACAACGTGAAGGCCAACAAAATCAACCCCGCCTTCAAGGCCAAGTAC